TGGCAGATTTGAAGGGTTATCTTCGGATAGAGCACGGGGCGGAAGACGCATTGCTGGCCGGGCTGCTTCGGGCTGCAACCGAGACTGTGGAAGCCATGGTGGGGGCCATGCTTCTGGAACGTGTTGTCGAGGAACGATTGCGCGTAAAGGGCGGCAAGGTTGCCTTAACGCTATGTCCGGCCGTGCGCCTGGTATCGGCGGCATTGGTCCTGGACGACGGTAGCGAGGTGCCTTTGGCGGCCGCAGATGCGTGGTTCTCCACGAACCGGTACGGCGATGGGCATGTGAACCTGTCCGGTGTGTCGGAGGGGGACAACATTAGGGTGCGCTATCGTTCGGGTCTGGCTGAAAGCTGGAATGGCGTGCCTGAGCTTCTGCGACTGTCGGTTGTTCGGACTGCGGCGCATTTTCATGCGCACCGGGACGGAGTTGATGATGCGGGACTGCCGCCGGCCGTGACGCGCATGGCGTCCCCCTGGCGCACGCGCCGGCTTCATCGAGGAGGCTTTGATGGCTGAACTTGCCGGGAGGCTTTCGGAGCGCGTGCGCTTTGAGCGGCGCATTGAGGTGCGTGGGAGCGCGGGCGATCGCAGCGATGGCTGGGTAGTCGTTGGTGACAGGTGGGCAAGGGTCGAGTTGCTGGAACGGGCTTCGCAATCAACGCTTCTGGCCGACACGCGCCACTCTTCGCGACGCTGGCGGGTGACCCTGCGCGCTGGACTGACGCTGAGCCTGGATATGCGGATGGTGTGGCGGGACCTAGCGCTGAGGCTGACTGGGATCGAGGACGACCCTGATCAGCCTGGCCTGATCACGCTGATCGCCGAGGATTTCGGCGCCTGAGGAGAATGACATGCGGGCTAGCCTGGAACTGCAGCGAGCCCTTGTGGCGGCGCTGACGAGCGATGCGGCGTTGGATGCGCGTGCGCTGAGACTGTTTGACGGACCACCGGCCGATGCCCGCCCGCCCTATCTTTCGGTGGGAGCCGATGTGGTCCTTGATCGGGGCTGGAAGGGGGGTGGGGGCTATGAACACCGCTTTTCCGTGACGCTCTGGGATGGGCGCGACGGACTGGCGATGGCCAAGGATGTCATGGCCGATGTGGAGCGAGTCGTTCTGGCGATGCCGCGCGAGTTCGCGGGTGTGCGGCTGGTGAGCCTGCGGCTTCTTCGCGCCACTGTCCGGCGATCTCCGAAGAGCTGGACACAGGCCGTGATCGAGTTCCGGGCGCTTTCCGTGATCGACAATTGACCTGAATGGAGAACTGAGATGGCGATCGAGAGTGGCGCGGCGTTTCTGTTGCGAATGGCGGATGGTGGAGAACCCGAGGCTTTTCGAACGGTTGCGGGCCTGCGGACGACGCAGATGACCTTCACGACCGACCCGGTTGTGGTGACCAACAAGGGATCTGGCGGGTGGCGTGAGCTGTTGCCGACGGGCGGTGTGAAATCTGTCTCGATTTCGGGGGCGGGTGTGTTCACCGGGTCTGAAGCGGAGCTGGCCTTGAAGGCGCTTGCCTTGTCGGGTGCCCTGGATCGGTTCGAGGTGAGCTTCGAAGGAGGCGAGCGGCTTCGAGGGACGTTCCAGGTTGCCCGGCTGGACTATTCCGGAGATTTCAACGGAGAGCGAACCTACACGCTGGCGCTGGAAAGCTCGGGCTTGGTGCAAGCGCTATGAGTGGCGCCAATCCTGTTCGGGGTGAGGTGCTCCTTATGCTCGGGAGCGCCGGGCTGCGGTTGCGGCCAACGTTTTCGGCATTGGTTGCAGCCGAAGGCGAAGTGGGCAGCCTTTTTGCTCTGTTGGAACGCGCCGTGGCCGGTGACGTGAAACTGGCGGAGATGGGCGCATTGTTCTGGCATTGCGTTTCGGAGCGCTCCTGCGAACGCCCGGCTTTCGAGGAGCGGGTGCTGGCTGCTGGCCCTGTTGCGCTGCTGAAGCCCTATCGGGCGCTATTGGGTGCGATCTTTGGCGCATGAATTGAAAGACTTCGCCGAACTGGCTCGTGCCGCTGCGGTGTTGGCGACCGGGCAATTGGGATGGAGCCCGGATGCATTCTGGGGGGCGACATTGGCTGAGGTGCGGCTGGCGATCGAGGGGCGGTTCGGGCCGCCGGTTGCGCCGCTGGCTGGCGCGGAACTTGAGCGGTTGAAGGAAAGGCTGGCGTATGGATGAGGATTTCGACGCTGTCGCACTGCGGGTCCGGGCTGATACGTCCGGCTTTGCCCAGGATGTGGCTGACATGCGTGCAACCCTTTCGGAAGGGCTTTCAGGTGGTGCGGATGCGGCCGGACGAGGGATCGAGACTGCCTTGCGCCGTGCAGCACGGACAGGAAGGCTGGAATTCGAGGATCTGGCCCGTGTGGCTGGACGTGCGCTGGGCGAGATTGCATCGGCCGCGCTGAAGATAGAGTTTGGTTCCAGCGCCGGCGGGGCGGGATCTGCCGCTTCCTCGGTCGCAGCTGGACTGCTGGGGTTGCCCGGGCGGGCAACTGGCGGGCCGGTTTCCCCCGGGCGGGCCTATGTGGTCGGGGAGCGGGGCCCCGAGCTATTCGTTCCGACTTCGAGTGGGCGTGTCGAGGCTGGTGGGTCGGCTCGCGGCGCGGTGAATGTGACGGTCAATGTTTCCGCGCCGCGCGACGCAGGGCGGGATTTCATGGCCCAGACCGGCCGCCAGGTGGCGCGTGAGGTGCGACGCGCGCTGACACGGGCGGGGGGTTGAGGTGGAGCACTATCTTGCAAGCCATGCGGACCAGCTACGCCGTGGTTGGGTAAAACGCTTCGCACCAAGGCTGTGGACGGTGGACTTCCCCAGACCGATGATGGCTGCAGCGACCGCTCCGACACCCGATGTGGTTCGGGTAGATCTGGATTTCCTGACTCGTTCGGACCTGGCCGGCCTGATCTGGGCGAGCGAGGATCGATGGTCCCATCCCTTGCTGGCCTATCGGACCCAGCGGGATTATCGTGCGACGGCCCTTTCGTTCGACTGGGTCGCAGGCCCCGGTGTAATGCCGCTTGATGCGCTCAACGGGCCTGTCCTGACGATCGAGGGGCGGGATGCCGCGGGGACCGCACGGGTCTGGTTTGTGCGGCTTTGGAACTATGCCCAGGGCACACCGATGGAAGCGCGGGTCGCGCTGGACTTCGACGATCTGCGCGCCGGATTCGGGGTAGGCGGGGACCCTGTATTCACCGGCGATATGGACAGGATGTTCATTTCCCTGGTGCCGGACGGCTTCGACGGATCCGGCCTGGCGCTGCCGACCGCGGTGGTGAGCTTTGTCGAGCTGCGGAATATCGTGGCTGACGGGCCTGGATCCACAATCGCGATCGGGGATGCCTTTCTGCCTGAGCATCGGCTGCGGATGTGCTCGGCCTATGATGACAGCTACATCCAGTCTCCCGAGCGGCTGGTGGAGCAGTGGCAGGCGCTGGGCTATCGGGGTTTCGTTAATCACTATGTGGGCATGAGCCACTATTATGCGCTTTCCAACGCTGGTGGCGGGCGCTTCGAGGTGGCGGGCGGGCTTTGTGCTTCGGCGAGCGCGTGGCACCGGGCGCTGGCCCGGGTGCTCGAGTCCGTCGGAATGGATCTCATCCTTTCGCTTTCATTCGAGCTGTTCGACGAAAATGCTCCGGCTGCGTGGGCGCAGATGGATTCGGCTGGAATGCGCGCTCTTACCGGCTGGACTCCGCCTTCCACGCTCCTCTCTCCGTGCAACATTGCGGCCATGGGTTGGTTGCAGGACATTGCCTCTGGCTTTTGCCAGATCGTGGCTGAAGAGGGGCTGCCGGTGCACTTTCAGGTGGGAGAGCCCTGGTGGTGGGTTGAACCTGGTGGAACGCCCTGCTTTTACGATGCGGCGACCGTTGCGCGCTGGATCGGTGAGCGGGGCGTTGCTCCGCCGATCATGCGCGATGTGACCGGAACGCGTGGTGCCGGGGAGCGGGCCTATCTGGATTGGCTTGGCAATCGGCTGTTCGATGCGACGTCGGCCGTTCGATCTGCAGCTGCGAGCGTTGCTGGAGCAGGGCCTTTCAAATCGTACCTGTTGTTTTACGCGCCACAGGTTCTGGATGCTGGGAAGCCTGACCTTCGGCGCGCGAATATGCCACCCGGCTGGGCGTACCCGGACTGGGATGTGCTGCAGTTGGAAGACTATACGTTTGTCGTGCGCGGGGATGAAGCGGGCAGCCTGCGAGGCCGCGAGGCGGTGACGATGAGCCTGGGTTACCCGGTTGACAGGCAACATTATCTTTCCGGTTTCGTGTTGAATCCGCAGTTTGCCGAGGTTGAATGGCCACGGGTCGGCGATGCGGCGGCAGAAGCGCTATCCCGGGGCGTTTCCGACGTTTTCGTCTGGGCATGGCCGCAGGTGGCCCGGGATGGATTTCAGTGGATCGATTTGGCCGGAGTTGCCGCAGAGCAGGAGAATGCCGTGGAGACCTTTCATGATGTGCGGTTTCCGCTGGAATTGGGGTTCGACGCGGTTGGCGGGCCGGAGTTCGCGACGCAGGTGGCGATGGCGTCTTCGGGCCATGAGCAGCGCAATATCCAGTGGGCTCAGGCGCGGCTTTCGTATGATGCCGGGCTGGGCGTTCGATCGGATGCCGACCTTGCGGCCTTGCTTGGCTTCTTCCGAGGGCGCCGGGGACAGGCTTTTGCTTTCCGTTTCCGGGATCCGCTCGATTGGCGAAGCGCAGAACCGGACGTGCCAACATCGGCCCGGGACCAGCTGCTGGGGACCGGAGATGGGTTGCGTCTGTCGTTTCCCCTTTTGAAGCGCTACGGCTTTTCCGGGGCGGAAGAGCTTCGGAGGATAACCCGGCCAGTTGCCGGGACAGTGATGGTTTCGGTGGGCGGCACTGCGGTGCAGGCCGGTTGGATTCTGCTTCCTGGAGGCATAGTCCAGTTCGATACCGCGCCGGCGTTTGGGGCAGACGTGCACGCGGGGTTCGACTTTGATGTGCCGGTGCGCTTTGGGACCGACCGTCTTGATATTTCCCTTTCTGGATGGCGGGCAGGAGAGGTACCGACTGTGCCTTTGGTGGAGGTCCGGGAATGACCGGCACCATGGACGCTGCGCTGGCGGGCGAGGTGACCACAATCGCGCTATGCTGGAAGATCACGCGCGCCGATGGCGTTGTGCTGGGGTTCACGGGACATGATCGTGACTTGCGACTGAGCGGCGTGCACTATCGGGCGAGGCCCGGAATGACGCCATCTGCCGTGAGCCTTCGGAATGGCTATTCGGCAGACAGCATGGAAATCGATGGCGTGCTTAGTGCAGCCACGATTTCGGCGGCTGACCTCGATGCAGGACGCTGGGCAGGTGCACAGCTGGAGCTTCTGGCCTGTGATTGGACGGCGCCCGACACGCACATGCTTCGCCTGGTGCGCGGCACGATCGGCGATGTCGTGAGAGCGATGGAAGGCTCGGACGGGGCGTTTCGGGTCGAGCTGGTTTCCGACATGGCCCGGCTCGCTGCTGCCGGCGCGCCGCGCTGTTCTCCGCTTTGCAGGGCCGATCTGGGCGATGTGCGTTGCGGTGTCGATATGGGTGCGCGGCACTTGCTTGTGGCGGCGGTTGGCGGTGCGGGCACCAGGATCGAATTGGCGACGACCGTCTCTCGTCCAGAAGATTATGTGGATGGGCGGATGCGACTGATGACCGGGAGGTTGGCCGGGATTGATCGACGCATTGCTGATCTTGAAGGACCGGTTCTGACGCTTGAAGAGCCGATCTGGGCTGACGGTGTGCAGGGCGCGCAAATCCGACTTTCGGAGGGATGCGACAAACGGTTCGAGACGTGCGCGACACGGTTCGACAACGCTGTTGCCTTCAGCGGTGAGCCGCATGTCCCCGGAACCGACGCGCTGGTCCGCTATGGCGAGATCTGAAGGGCACCCCCGCGGCGCTTGGATCATTGCGGGAGCCCGTGCCCTGTTGGGGCAGCCCTTTAAACCGCAGGGGCGGGGAGAGGGTGGCCAGGATTGCCTTGGGCTGGTGATTGCTGCGGCACGGTCAGGCGGGATCAAGATTGCCGACCATGGCAATCTGCCGCTTCGAGGGCTCACGATCGAGGAGGCCTGCGAGATGCTGGCGCGCGCTGGCTGTTGCGGGCTTGCGGTGCCCGACGGTCGGCCTGGCGACGTGATTCTGAAAGTGCCAGCAGCCCGGCAAATTCATCTGGCCGTGTTGACGGATGTGGGAATTCTCGAAGCCCATGGTGGCCTGCGACGGGTCATCGAGCGGCCGATTGCGGCGGGCGAATCGTGGCACTCCGCATGGCGGCTGCCGATGGGAGAAGATTGATGGCATCGGTTGTGTTCTCGACGGTCGGACAGGCGCTTGGTGGCCCCTTGGGAGCTGCAGTAGGTGCTGCGGTGGGTGGCGCGATAGATGGAGCTCTGTTCAACCGGCGGGGGCAGGCAGGCAGCAACGACCTTCTGGTACAGAGGTCGGCCTATGGAGAGCCCTTGCCCCGGCTCTTCGGGCGTTCGCGCGCGGCGGGGGTGGTGATCTGGGCGCTCCCCATGTCAGACGGGGGCAGCAAGGGCAGCGGTCGGCGTGGCACTTCGACCAGTCTCGCGATAGCGTTATCGTCAGCGCCAATCCGGAGCATTGGGAGGATCTGGGCCGATGGGCGCGAAATCCGGGATGCCGACGGACGTTTCGAGACTGCTACGACGATGCGTGTCTATGCAGGCGGCGGCAGGCAGAGTCCTGATCCGCTGATAGTCGCAGCGGAGGGCGTTGGGCGCGCCCCTGCGTTTCGAGGCCTTGCATATGTGGTGTTCGAGGATCTGGCTTTGGGCGCGTTTGGCAATCGGATTCCGAACCTGAGTTTTGAGGTGGAAGCCGATGCCAACGGTCCTGGCGGTTGGGTGGGCGCACTGCTTGCTGACGCTGACCTGGGCGCAAGCGATATCGATGGTCCGCCCACTGCCGTTGGCTATGGTGCTGTCGGCAGCACGTTGGCCGATGACGTGGAAATTCTGGCCCGGGTTGCCGATGCTGAAGTTTCCTATCCGGCCGGTGCGCTGAGATTTGAGCAATCGGCCCGACTGTTCGAGATTCCTGCGGACGCAGTTGGCGCGACGGATGGAAACCGAAGCGGAGGAAGCGTTCGATCCTGGGCGGCAGGGCTGCGACCGGGTAGCTTGAGCATCGACTACACCGATCCTCAGCGGGACTATCAGTCTGCTCGCCAGCGGGTCGAGCGCAGCCGGACCGGGGTCTCCCTTGTTGCTTCGTCGCCACTGATTGCGACGGCATCGCAAGCGCAGGCGCTGGCTAACCGCTGGCTTCGAAACGCGGAGAACGCTGTTGACACGGTGGAGATGACGCTTGGGTGGCGCTGGCTGATGATCTCTGTTGGCGATCTGATCGTGCTGTCGGGCAGGCCCGAACGGTGGCGCGTTTCCAGACGGGACGTACGTGGGCTGCAAGTTCATTTGCAGGCATCGATGGTCCCCGATCGTGCGGCTACGAGAGGTATCAGTGATCCTGGGCGTGCCTTGCCGGCGCCTGTTGCCGTTTCGCCATCAACACGATTGACGCTGTTCGAAACACCTGTGCCGCTGCGGCCGGGGCCTGCGGTTGTGTGGATTTCACCCAATGGCGATCCGGGGTGGCGGAGCGCAGCGGTCTCCCGTCTGGATGCTGGAACGTCTGTTCTGATCGGGGATTGCGCTGGCGCGAATGCGGCCGGCCTGCTGGAAGCGCCGTTGTGGTCGGGCGCCAATGAGCTTTGGGACGAGACGAACGCTCTTCTGGTGTCGGTGCCGCTTGGTAGTGCTCCGTTTGAGAGCCGGACTGCAGATGCGGTGTTGAGCGGTGCAAACCTGTTGAAGGTTGGCAGCGAGATCCTTCAATTCCGGGATGCTCAAGCGATTTCGGCGGGGTTGATTCGTCTTTCAGGGCTGTTGCGCGGTCGATTCGGGACGGGGTTTCGCGGGCTGGACCACATGGCGGGCGCGCGGGTCGAGTTTATTCGGGCAGATCGGCTTCTTACGTCCTTGATCACGGTCGACGGTATCGGATCTCAGCAAGTCTTTCTTGCAGAGGGTCGCGGGGACCCTCTTGGGGGGACCGAATCATCCCTTGTTGTCGAGGGACTTGGGTTCAGCCCAATGGCACCTTGTCATTTGCGGGCCGAGCGACTGGAGGATGGAGCAATTCGCACGGCCTGGGTGCCGCGCGGTCGCGATGCATTCCAATGGGGAGCAGCCGAGCCGGCAGTTACGAATTTCCGATGGCGCTTTGCAGCTGTTGGGGACTTTCAGATTGAGCGCGAGGTGCTCGGTCATCAGCTTCAGCTTTCTGTTGCCGAACAGATTGCCGCATTTGGAGTTGTCTTGCCGGCGGGAAACATAGTTGTTGAAGCCATCGGTGACGGCCCACTTGAATTACGGGCCACTGCGCCCGTCTGGATCTAGGAGAAAGGGTTTATATGCCTGAAATCACAGCGAGGCTTGGGTTCCCATTGCTTGTTGCCGGGCAGGGCCAGAAAGACATAACGCACAACGAGGCTCTGGCTGCGATTGATGCCCTACTGCACCCCTCGGTGCGAAGCCGCGGTGTCTCTGAGCCACCTGGCAACCCTGGTGGGGGCGAGTGCTGGCTAGTCCCCGCTGGCGCAGGCGGCGCATGGGCTGGCAAGACCAATGCTATTGCCTGTTGGACGGCAGGGGGATGGCGCGTTGTTACCGTTCCGCAGGGGTGCTCGGTCAGAATTGAAGATGAGGCTGTCTCGGTGAGATTGCATGGCAACAGTTGGATCCCGGATGCGCCCCGAAACTTTCCTGCCGATGCTGTTCCGGCACCGACTGGCGGCATCAACGTTGATGTTGAAGCCCGCGCATCCATTTCGTCGGTTCTTGACCGACTTCGTCAACTAGGCCTGCTATCTTCATAGCGCGTGAAGGTTTTTCCCCTGCATTAGCAGCTCAATATGTTGCCCTTCCGACACAGTTTTGGCCAATGACCCCCTTGCTAATGCCGTACTGGCTCGGCTACATGAATGGGCCTTGGTGCGATATCTAATACGAAGGGGATAGTCATGGGAAAATTCGCCGTTGCGGTTGCTCTTGCAACCACGGTGCTGGCTGGAGCCGCAAATGCGCGCGACCAAGCTTGGTATATCGGTCTTGAAGGCGGTGCATTTATCGCTGAGACTAAGAGTTTTGACGTTACTACGCCGGCTGGCGTTACTGTTTCGGACGGTGTCCGAAACAAGTATGAGCCGGGCTGGGAAGTGGGCGGAACGCTCGGCTATGATTTCGGGGCGTTTCGCTCCGAGTTCGAGGTTGCATACAAGAATGCCAACCTGAGTTCGGTCAGCGTTGCTGGCGGTACGCCGCCTCTGCCCGGTCCTGGCCGGCCGATCGCTCCGCGGAGTGGCACCTATGATGGCGCTGACGGCAATGCCGAAATCCTGAGCTTCATGTTGAACGGCATGTTCGATTTCGGGAACAATGAAGAGACGCCTTGGGGCGGCTTCATTGGCGGCGGTGTTGGTATTGCGCGCTTCAAGGCTGACATCTGGCAGCTTCAGAAGTTCAATGGACCTGCCTTTGCTGACGATAGCGACACGGGTGTTGCGTGGCAGGTTGTTGCTGGTCTGCGTCGTTCGTTGTCCGATAAGGTTGATCTGTCGTTGAAGTATCGTTTCTTCAACATGGCGGGCGTGGATCTTCAGTCGACAAATGGTCTGGACCTCGAGGGTTCGTGGCGCAGCCATAGCCTGCTGGTTGGTTTGACGTTCAATCTCTACGAAGATGTCGCACCACCACCACCGCCACCACCACCACCACCACCGCCACCACCGCCACCTCCTCCGCCGCCAGCGCAGGTCGTTCCTGGTCCGTTCCTGGTCTTCTTCGACTGGGATAAGTCTGAGATTACACCAGAGGCTGCTGCGATCCTTGATCGTGCCGCTGAGGCCTATATGCAGACTGGGCAATCGTCAGTGGTAATCGACGGTCACACCGACACGTCGGGACCTGCCGATTACAACCAAGCGCTGTCTGAGCGTCGCGCTGATGCCGTGAAGGCCTACATGGCTGGCAAGGGTATCTCGGACAGCCAAATGACAACACGGGGCTTTGGCTTCAATCGTCTGCTGGTTGACACACCTTTGGGTGTGCGCGAACCGCAGAACCGTCGTGCAGAGATCGTTTTCGGGCAGCCGACCAACTGATATCTGTCGATCTGGCATCTGCCCGAACGGTAAAGAGTTTGGCCCGCCCCTCCGGGGGCGGGCCTTTCTTTTGTTGTCTTGGTTACTTTACGCGCGGACAGCTGTTTGCTGAGCCTGTTTATGCGAACACCGAGGCCCAATTATTTGTTGCGACTGACATCATTCTGGTGACGTTGAGGGGTCTGATATATGAGTAATCCTTTGTGAATGTTAGTTAAGTAGAATTGCGGCCTCGTGCGGCCGTTCCCGGGATCAGTGTGAGGTTACGGGTCGATGATTGTCGCGCGCTTAGCGGCATTATTCACGTAAGTCGCAATGATTTGCGAAGGTAGGGCGCGCCCACACTACATGGTTCGGCAAAGATGGTGCAAAACCGCTGGCAGCGCTAAAGCAACAAAATTGGCTTCCTCGCGACAATAGATGGTCGTCTAACGAACACTATATCCCGTTGCTACAAACCCATCGTCTTCAGAGGTACGCAGCAAGCGCCCCGCGCATGACTGTAGAGAGCGTGGAAATCGTTGAGTCATGAGCTTCGAGTTCTGAGACAGAGGTACCGAGATCAAGCCGTGTGTATTTCTGGCGACATACCTCAGTATCTGACCCGAAACTAAGTTGTTTGATATCAGTTGGTTGCGTTTGACGCGCTTGCACATGTTTGATTCTGCGGGTTTTGCGAAGAACTCGAAGGACATACGATGTGGACTGACATCAC